ACGTTCACGTTGGCGGAAACGGAGAACACGTCGGGCTCTGTCTACACGCTGATCTTCGGCTTCAAGTAACTGGTCTATTTCTTTTCCAATCTGTTTGGCAACGGTAAATTCGTTCTTTTTAATCGCATTACCAGCAAGAGCAACTTTGTTCTTTAACTGCTCCTGTAGTACGTTATTTGTCGCAAGTTTGTTGATACGTTCCAGGCGTTGAAGATTCTCGCCTCCTAGTTCTTGTCGCTGCGCCCTGTTTGATCTGGCTCTGAATAACTGGCTCTTTCTTGCATTTTCTCGGCGTAGGTTATAGACCTTGTAAAGTTCGTTCAGTCTTTCAACCAGGGCCGCCTCAGTCTTTAACGCTGTAACTCCCTGTGCAGAGAGTGTCACTTCAGCTTGTCGAGCGGAAAGGGCTGCCTTACGCCTTTCCTCACGGGCACGCAATTTGCGGTCCTGCTCTATTTCTGGCAGCGCGACAGGGAAGCCCATCGAGCCAGCAGTGCGGTAGGGCGTTGGTATGCGCCGGGACAACCCGGTAGATGCACGCTCCTCTATCTCTCTTCGGCGTTGTGCTTCTAAGGTTGCTTGGTTTGTGACGTTTCTCTGGATGTTTAGTTTTTCTTGTAAAGCCGTGCCATCACGCTCGTTGAGCTTTGCGATTGCCTGATAAACTGCTTCTTGCTCCGACAGTTGTTTGAGTCGAAAAGCCTCTGCATTTTGTCTTGTTTGAATTGATTGACGGCCTTTAGACGCTTCCAGTTCAGTGACCGTTATTCCTTGTGCTTGACGCTTTAGGTCGGCTTGGGCGCGTAGTTCAGCAGTGAGTTTTTTCTCCGCTTGCACGATTGTGTTTGTTGCTTGACGCGCTTCTCTGGAGGCACTATTAAACGAATCACGCCGTTCTTCACCTACTTGAATCAGGTTTCTATATTGTTTTGCGGTACCCTGTGTTGCGTTTATTAGTCTTTGCAACTCAGATGTACCTTTAGCTACATCCTCAGCTAAACCTCCTAGGGCCTTGCTGCTTACCTGTTCAATGTCGCCTAAGCTTTCACGTAACTGCCCTTCAAGTACGCCTGCAAGCGCCAATAACCCTGCAGTGGCAGCGCCTGCTGCCCCCTCCATTGTGTAGAACTTATTTACAAACTCCCGAAGACCTTCAGTGTTGTTTAAGAAGTTTTGTAAGTTGAATTGTAGTTTGTTGACCTCTTGGGCACTAGCACCTACGGTGTCTTTAAGTGCGGTAAACCCTGGGATAAAACGGGATAAACCCCCTGTGTTTTTGTCTAATTCCTGTATAGACGCTGCAGCTGTTCCAGTTGACTGCGCCAACTTGAACATTTCTGCATTTAATGCCTGCAGCCCTCCACCTGCTACCCCAGCTGTACTAACCCCTTCAAATATGCGTGCAAATACCTTTGCAGTGCTGTTTGCACGGTTTTTTATATTGCTTAACTCTCTCTCAATTGTTCGAAAAGCTTTAACATCTGGAATAAGGGCTTCCTTAAATTCTTTACCTGCGGAACCTATGCCGGATAAGCGGTCTATGGCGCTCTCTACCTTTTTTATTTGCGATAAAGCTTTATTGATGCTTACGTCAAGATCAATGCGGGCGTTATAGGAAGCCATCGACCTTGCGTACACCTAACTTATTCAGTTTAACGACGGCGGCGAGCTTTCTCCATCTCCTTTTCTTGGTCTTCATTGAGGATCTTAAAATAGGCGCTCCAGCCAATGAGTTCCTCGGGGGTCATTGTGGTGCGGACTTCGGACAGGCTCATGCCCAGTTCTTTGGCAACGCCAAATTGGAGCATGAGCCAGTTGTCTTTGCGAAGTTCCGCGCTTAAGAGTTTGGGTCCATCTCCTCAGCGTTTTCGTCCTCGCTAAGAATGGCGAGCATCAGGGATTGGAGATCCTTGTCCTTAACATCGTTCTTAAGGATGTCGATCTCTCCAGGGGAGAACAATTTCTTGCCGTTCTCGTCCAGAGCCTTTGAAATCAGGAGTTGGAGGGCAAACGCACCGGCATCATCAGATTTGGCTTGGCGTTGTGCGCGTTCGCGCTCAGCCATCGTCAAAGGTGTGACATACATCTCAAACTCAGTGCCGTCTGATAACTCGACAACCTTTTTTGTTGGGGCAAGGTTTGCGGCTTTGCGGAGGCGGTCAATAGCGCGAACTGGGACCGGCATGGAATACAAATGTATGTGTTTGTACTGTAGCGAAGAACAATAAAAAAGCCCCAGCATTGCCGGGGCTCAGTACATCTGCTTGTATCAGACTATCAGGATTTGGTGAAGTCGAAGCTCGGGGCAGCGCTGGGACGGAAGTTGATAGCCACGCTTTGGCCATCGTCGGGGTTCACGTTCAGGCTGGCAGAGGTCAGGATGACGGGAACTTCGATGGAACGGCTGGCGGTGTCGTCCACACTTGCGCCGCTCATGATGCGGTCGATGTAGAGCTTCATCGTTGCACCGTTCTGCTCACGCTGGATCACGTCTTCAATCAGACGGCTGGAGAGCAGGGTGTCGTCGTCGGTGGTATAGACGGTGGCCGAGCCGGAACCGTCAGCAAAGCCAGGGATATAAGCCCGGAAAGGAGCAGTGCCGGTAATAGTCTGACCGATAGTTGTAACATCGATCTCGCTACGGGTAATTTCAAAGTTCCAGTCACGCACCTGACCGACAACTTCAACAGCCGTATAAGTGATGCTGGCAAAGTCAGAACCGAAGCCAGTGGGTGCTGCAGTTGCAGTCTCTTCTGAACCACCCACCGTGGAGCTAAGGGTCATTACGCCGGTTGACTCTGAATAAGTCAACACGTAGTAATTACCAGCAGCAATCGCGCCAGTGGTGGTCGCTCCAGCGGGGTAGGCCAGGGTGACGGGGTCGTTGACGCGGAAACCCAGGTAAGAGCCAACGGTGATGTTGCCGCCAGTGGCAGGAAACGCGGAAGCGGTGAGGGTGGTGACAGAAGTTCCGGCTGGTTTGTAGTAGAGGGCGCCGGAGGTGCCCGACAGGACGGTTGCCATGAGAAAACCTAACAATGGGGAGTGTCGCGGGCACTGCCCGGCTTCTTACAGGTTAGCCCCTATTTATGACAGGTCCGTTGCAACATATGGTGCTTCAAGTCTACCTACAAAGTGCGGTGATCTTTCTGTTGATGAAAATGAAGGGCCACTTAACGGACCAACGCGGGTGTAAACCCCTGCAGAAGTTTTTGCGGTGTTATTGAGTGCTTCAATAACGTCACTTGCCACTGATATAAGTTCTTGGTTACGGGCCGGACCACGGCCTTTTTCAGTAAAAATTTGTACTACAAGAGTGCCTCTTACATTATCAATTTCGTCAGATACTAGAGTTTCGTTGGTGAGTCCAAATTGCACGTTTACTCGTACAAACTCGGTTGTTGAGTTTGCCGGTGTGGCGGTTATGTTGTCGAAAAATACTGGTACTGGTGTTGCCAGGTCATTGAAGGCGGTGAGGATGGGGCTTTCCATGGACGCCCGGATTGCTTGGAAGTTCATATCGTTGAAAGAGTTGCAACTATATCCTGCCCGGCCTGCGTTTGTAGCAAGTCGCTGGCTTGTGTGGTGAGTATGTAGTCGCGTGTAATCTGAGTGGCTGTATAGCCAGCGTCTAGGCGTCCCACAAAATGGGGGGTTGCATCAACGGCGGAGAAATTAGGCCCGTTAATGTTTCCGACTCGTGCGAATACACCGGATATAGTTTTTGGTTGGGTTTTTAAAGTTTTTAGGGCCGTCATTGCAGCGTTGACCAGCTCTTGGTTTCGGGCAGGGCCTCGACCCTTTTCGCTAAAAACACGCACAATCAACGCACCACGGACATCTCGAACGCTGGAGGTAAGAGTTAGGTCACTGGTAAGGCCAAAAGTTACATTAATTCGAACGTACTCGGTCGTTGTGTTGGGTGGTACGGCAGTGATGTTGTCAAAATAGACGGGTACTACTGGGTCGAGATTATTAAAAGCAGTGAGTAGCGGCGACTCGACAGCAGCGCGGATTGCTTGATAGTTCATCTAAAGCCCCTCTCTCCATTCCTCATAGCACGCTCAATAGTACGGTCCATCTCGCCGCCATCAACATATGTAGTAAACCAGTCAAGCGGTGCTGTTGATCTGTTTGGACCGTCTACGCCCCTAGACTCAGGTACGGGCCAGGGCTCCCCTCGGATACCTCTTTCTCTATCGCCGTACGAGGGCTCTTTCAAAGGTGCGATGCCCGGATCTTCAAAGTTTCCGGGTTTTAGATCGCACGCGATATCAGCATAGTCTGCAACGTTATCTACCTTGAAAGGAGAGCCCAAAAGTTTTGTTCTTACATCAGCGCCGGTTAGGGAAGGTGCTTGTACTGGTCTCGGTGCCGTTTGCTGTCCTAAACCGCCAGACTGCGTACCAGTGGGTGTGCTTATGCGCCAAGAGTTGGAAAACTTTCCGCTCCAAAGCGGACCACGCTCCTGTAAATCTTTAATGACATCTTCGGCAGCTCTTGCTCTACTGCTGTAGAGAGCATTAACAGCGGCCCTATCTGCCCAGCGCAGCAGCTCCTTAAAACCGTTTCCAGCCATTACTGCGGCCTCGCGATAAGGGTGTGGTAAACCGGGTTGTCGCCGCGAT